CCAGTGGCGAGCATGGCGCTCAGGTAGGCCTGGCTGACGTCAAGGCCGGCGCTGAAGACGCGCTCCGAGTTCGGAGCCACCGGGACCGAAGGAACGGCCGCCGCGGCCGCGGCCTTGGTGGTGGCCGTCGGCGCCGCGACGATCTGCGGGCTCGCGGTCAGGCAGACGTAGGCCCAGCCGGCGTTCGGGTTGCAGATGCGGATCGTGCGCGGCCCGCGGCCGTGGACGGGAAGCTGTTGCGGCGTGGAACCGGTACCCGTGCAGGGGATGACGAGGACCGGCGCGGTCAGGGGGAACGGCGGGACGGATGCGGCCATGGCTGGCTCCTAGTAGGTTGAATACCCCGTCAAGGATACGACGGTTGGTGCATAGCTGGCGTACCCGGAGTCGCCGGCCGCCTGGGCGGTGGACTGCATCGCGGTGGTGATCCCCGCGATCGACGACGCGACCCACGGAGACTTCCAGATCGGGTTGAAGCCGTGCGTGGTGCCAAGCAGGATCGGGTACTTGGCGCCCAGCGTCGAGTTGGCCGTCGCCAGCGTGGTGCTGGCAGGGATAGCCGTGAAGCTGATGTCGCCGGAGGCCGTGCCGCCGACGATCGCGCCCTGCGTGAACTGGTTCTCGTCGGTCTCCGCAGAAGGAAGCCAGGAGAACTCGGTCGGATAGATAACGCCGCCGACGTAAGGCGTGGATGCCGGCGCCCCCACGATGTCCCAGGTTCCGACCCGGTTCAGGCGGGTGGTGTGGAACATCGGCATGGCATGGGCGTTCACGAGGCCCAGGACGCCGGGGTCGAGCGGCATCGCGCAGGTCGGGCTGGGCGCGGACTCGGTCCCGGTGTTCTGCTGCCAGGCCGTGCCGGGAAGCAGAGCCATCGGCTTGATAGAGGCTGTCGAGGTGAAGGCCGGAGATGCCGCGCTCAGCCCCAGCGAGACCGCGGGTCCGTAGCCTGCGGCGTTGTAGGCCGCCATCTCCCCGGAAGTGGCATCGTTGATGTAGAGGACGGCGATGTCGGTGCCGGGCACGGTGGCGGTGGCGCGCACGGTCCCGGCATAGGCGTTTCCCGCGTTGTCGCACCACACGAACGTGCGACCAACCGGCGCGCCCACGTGTGCCGCGGTCAGTGCGTGGTGCGGACCGATAAGCGGGATGTTGCAGAAGTTCGCGCCGGCCTCGCGCGTGATGGCCGTCAGGTCCACCACCGAACCACACCACAGCGAGGCGTTGCGCGTGTTGCCGCTCGAGAAGATCGGCGTGTTCGTCGTGGTGGCTGTGGCCGTCGAGGTGATGTTGTCGACGAGGTTGTAGAGGTCAGAGGTGATGGAGCCGGGGATGTAGCCCGTGAACTTCTGGCCGCTCGTACTCAGGGCGCGCGACACCGGAAACGAGACGATCTTGGTCCCCAGCTGCGGGTGGGTCGCTTGGACCATGGCGGTGCCATTGCTGACCCAGGTCGCCGGCGCGCCATCGGTGAAGGTCGCCACGCCCGGCGTCAGGTTGGTGATGGCGACGAGGCCCGCGGCGACGGGCGAGTCCGCCAGGCCAACCGTGAAGACGCTGTCGATCGTGGACGCGCTGACGTTCTGGATGTTCGCGTCGCGCAGCGTCGCTGCCGACCCCGCGCCGCTCGTCGTAGTGGCCGGGGTCAGCGCAAGGACGAAGTCCTCTGCAGGGGAGATCCCGCGCCAGCCCTGCGACGCGCCGTAGGTGAACGCCGCCGTCACTTACGCGGCCTCAGCGCGCAGGATCGTGACCGTCCAATCGATCGTCGTCGAAGCCTTGCCAGTGAGAGTGAAATCGAGAGACTGATACGTCGCATTCGCTGCGCCCGCTACGTTGCCGCCGAGGGTGAACGCGGAGAGCGTGCCCGTAGCCGAGGCCGTCGAGCCGTCGCTCGTCGGCGTCTGCAGCACGGACAGCGTGCCGTTCACGTTGTTCACGACCATCGTGAACCCGGCGGCGAACACGCCGGCCGCCGTGGCGCTCGTGACGTCGCGCGCGATGACCGAGCAGTGCAGGCGGTAAGCCTTGCCCTTGTCGGGGATGAACCGGTTGCTCGAGCCGGGCGCGGTGTTCGTGTTGATGCCGGTGAAGTTGCCCTGACTGCAGGCGACGACGCCGGTCGCCGCCGTCGTCTGCGCGCCGAACACGGCAAGGCCGAACTGCATGTCGCCGAGCGCGTTGTTGTACCCCTGGCTGTAGATGAAGTCCCCGAGGTTGTGGGAGAACGAGCCGGTGCCGAGCGCGAACGAGAACTGCCCGTCCATGAGGTTGAACAGGGTGCACGCACGCCCGGTGTTCAGCACCGCCGGGTACGACGTCGTCGAGATCGAGATCCCGATCACCGTGTTGCCGCCCGTATAGGTCGACGATGTGACGATTCCGAGCAGCGTCGGCGAATTGGCGACGAGGCTACCCCCACCGCTGTTAGCGAGCAGGACGATATCGTTGACCTCGAATTTCGCGGCGACGTTGGATCCAACAACCGTAAAATTCGTCGCGCCGGCCGAGATATTGCTGTAGCTCCCGGCGGCCGACACCATGGTCGCGCCGAGTTGGTTTCCGGCCGTCCCGCCGATCGCGACCGCCTGCGCCCCGTGGGCAATGCCGTTGTCGGCGATGGCGACGGCGACGGACAGCGCGGTCGCGCTCGCGGTCTGGCCGATCGCAACCGAACCGTCGGAATAGACATTCGCCTGCCCGAAAGCGATCGAACCGGCACCGTAGATCGTGGCCTGTCCGAAAGCGGCAGCAAGGTAGCCATACACGGTGCCGCCGAGGGCGGCGAGCGATAGGCCGCCGACAGGGTTGGATCCCGGACCGAGGGCGACGGCGCCCGGACCAAACGCCTGCATCGGGTAACTGCCCACGAGGTTCCACGCGGCGCCCGTGTACTCGAACACGAGGCCGTACGCACTGCCCGATCCGATGCTGGCCGACGGCGGTAGGCCGGTGGAGGACACGGCGCCCGTAACCGCGACGGTCGTGCCGTTGATCGTGATCGACGCTAGGCCGGCCGGACTCGACACGAACTCGAGCGCGATCCTCTGCCCCGCGAGATAGCCGTTGCTGAGAGTCACGGCCAGCGAGGTCGCGGCCGACGGCGCGGTGATGCGCGCGACGTCCGACGTCGGCGCCACGATCAACGTCGAACCGGCAACCGCCGTGCTCGTGTACGCGATCACGCTGTCGAACGGGTAGGTGACGTAGCCGCCGGGCGTCGAGCCGCCGACGAACTGCACGATCGCCGGAACGTCGGTGGCGCTCCCGAGTTCGCCGGTGCTGCCGACGGTCGAGAGCAGCGTCGCCTCCGTGCCGGTACGCGGTACCCACGGGCCAACGATCGGCGTGCTGGTCGGTTGGGTGACAACACCGGTCACCGAGTTGACCGCGACGGCAACCGACCCGGTCGGGATCCCGCCACCGCCGCCGCCCGACCCGGCCACCAGCGAGTACGGCTGGGCGACGCCGTTGATGTCCGTGACGATGCCCGCCACGTAGGTGCGAAGCCCGCTGCTGGTCTCGAAGCCCTGGAGGACGCCGTTGGCGTCGATCAGGGCCTGGTAGACCACCGGTTGTCCCATGTTCATGTGCTACCCCTGCGCAGGTTGCGGCTGCGGTGCGGCGGGTTGCTGTGGCATCGCCGGTTGTGGTTGCGCGAGCTGTCGCGCCTCGGATGCGTGCTTGGCGCCGATCTTCGCGCCCTCGATCTTCTCGTGCGAGCCGTCCTTCATGGCCTGGACCTGAAGGGGGATCTGCAGCTTCTGCTGCTCAAGCTGCTGCTGGGCCTGCCCCATGGCGGTCTGGGCCTGCTGCATCTGCATCTGCTGCTGCTCGAGTTGCTGCTGCTTCTGCTGGAGCTGGTCATCGTCGGGGACGATGTCGTCGGTGATCTGGATCTCCATCGAGCGGAAGACCTGGCGCAGGAGCTTGCCGTAGCCCTGCATCCCCACGATCTGCATCGCCATCGGGGAGCCGCCGATGAGCTGGAGACCCTGGAGCTGGCCCTGGCGCTGCGCTTCCTTGACGAGGATCGCGTTCGCACCGCGTGGCTGTAGGTAGCAGTCGCCCTTGGCCTCGATGTCGGCGCCGTGCAGCATCTCGTACTCGTAGGCCATCTGCAGCGACGGCCCGAGGACGCCGTAGTCCACTGACGAAACCGCGCGCCGCAAGCCCTTGGCGGCGTTGTTCATCAGCATGGAGAGGCCCGAGTAGGTGTCGGCCGCGCCGGCCACCTGCTCGTTGCCGTAGGTGTAGCGGGGGATCCCGCAGTCGTCGTCGGCGCGGACGTCCCACTTGTCGACGATGTTCTGCAGCTTCTCGCTGATGATCTCCGGCTGGAAGAATCCCACGCCGGGGTTCACGCCCTGCGACGGGTCGCTCTTGAGCTGCCAGACGCGCCACGGGTAGATGTCGTTGCTGGTCTCGCCGTCGGCGAGGCGGTCGTTGTGGACCCAGACCATGGGGCCCGACGCCATGCCCATGTTGTCGGCCAGCGCGCTCGCCGCGGCGTTGACCATCATCTGCGAGGTGCGGACCATCTCCGGCGGGCACGAGCCCCAGAACGCGCCGGGGATGTTGGAGAAGCTCGCCTTGTGGAACGGACGCCGGTTCAGCGGGTCCGGGTTCATGCGGCACATGATGACGTACGGGCCGCAGAGCATGGCCTCGACCTCGTAGTCCCGCAGGATGTCGAGGTCCTTGCCGTCCTTGTCGGTGAGGATGCCCCAGCTCATCAGCTTCCAGCCGGGCACCGAGCCCCAGTACCACAGGACGTCGATGAGCCCCCACGGGCTCAGGAACGTGTACATGGACTCGTTGACGAGGCGCTGCTTCTCGGCCTCCGTCCACAGCCAGGCCTCGAGGTGGCCGTTGCTGTACGCCCGCAGGACCTCGCGGATCATGTCCTCGCGGAAGCCCTCGACGCCGATGCAGTCGAACAGCTCGTCCCGACGAAATCGCATGCGGTGGATGTAGTCGCCCTTCTGGCAGTCGCGGGCGTAGGGCGCGGGGAAGGCGTCGAACGGGTCCCCTCGCATCCACTTCATGCGCGGCTTCTTCTCGACGCTCACCTTCCAGCCCGGCAGCCACTTCAGCTCGGCCGTCTGCTGGAAGATCGGCCCGATGAGGATCGCCGCCTTGTAGGTGACGAGGTCCTCGATGAACTCGTCCATGGCCTGGTAGAAGCCGCCCAGCTGCATGTGCTGGTCGAGGATGTCCTCCATGCGGGTCGCCGCGGCTTCCGCCTGCTTGCGGGCCTCGCTCTGCATCTGGTCTTCGAGTTCGCCGTGGATCTCCCAGGCCATGGCGCGGAACTCGTCGCGCGTCATCACGTTGCCCGTGGCCGCGCCCATCTTCTGCATGGCCTGCTGGGCCTGGTCCGCGGCCTTCTTGATGAGGGCGTTCTTGAACTCGGGCGGCATCTCCGGCAGCGCGTTGGGCACGAGCTGCCAGGCGCGCTCGCCGGCGGGCAGGAGAACCTCGCGCATCCACGCCGAACCGGCGCGGCACTTGGTCTCGGTGATGGGGACCCAGACGAAGTTGTTGCCACCGTTCTGCTGCATGGTGGCGATCTCGTTGGCGCTGTACTGGTTGCGCCGGGCCCGAAGGTTGGCGAGCAGCTCGAGCTGGACTCTTTCTTTGAACAATTTATTTCGCTGCCAAGCCATACGAATATGGCCGCCTAGGGCATGCTCTTGCACCACAGAGTTAGGATTCTGATTTTCTTCCGACTTCGTAGAATCCGCGTCATTGGTTGCCGGCTTATACAGAACGAGGGGCGCAATCTGCAACCCAACACTCTGACTGCCATTCCCGGAATAGCCCTCGCTCAAAGCAGCCTCCCAAGGCTCTGCATGTACTCGATCGGGTCTCTAGCGCCCTTGCGGTGATTGCAGGAGGGGCACAACAGTTGGATGTTGTGGTCCTCATGAACCCCTCCGGCAGCAAGAGGAACAATGTGGTCTAGATGCTTACCAACGACGCTCAGATCACCCTCACAGATAGCGCATCGCCCCCGCTGTAGCTGCATGAGCTTCCCCGTGATGCCGGGTGACAACCTGCCACCATTCGCCCTCTTTCTGGCGCGACGCTCTTGGCATCGCAGCAAATCTTTCTCGCACCCATCGGCGCGCCGTTTGCGGGCGGCGGCAGCCTGCTCTGCTCGATGGGACGCCTTGTACGCCAGGGCTTTCTCTCTATTCGCCTCATACCAAGCCCGCGCGGATTTGCGCGTGATCTCTCGAAACCGTTCGATGTTCTTTTCTTTCCACTTCGCTACAGCCTTTTTCCCTACGCCGGGATTGGCGGCCTTATAGGCGGCGCTCTTCGCCAGCACCGCGTCGCGGTTCTTGAGATACCACGCCCTGGCTTGGGCGCGCTTGGCTGCCGGGTCCTTGTAGGCCATGGCTACAGATTCTCCGACCCGTGCTTCACGGCCAGAAGCTCCGCCGCCTCTTTCAAGGCGCGCGCGGCGCGCTCGAGGTGGTCAAGCGCGCAGGTCGTGGTGAAGGTGCAGCCGTGGGCCGTGTAGGTAAAGCAGGTGTAGCCCGCCGCGGTGGGCGCGGCCGGCGCCGGGGCGGGTCGGCGCACGTTGTCCCGGTCCTTGCTCATCGCCACGACGGAGTGGCTGTCGGCCGAGTGTTCGCCCCCACAGATGCTGCAGCGGATCATCGCGCGTCCTCCACGCTGGGCGCCATGGTCTCCCCGAAGGCCGCCATGGCGAAGCAGTAGATGAAGAAGCCGATCCACAGGCCGACGAAGACGCCGGCCAGGAATCGGAGGACAGGCATGTCAGGCCTTCGACTGCACCTGGGCAGCCGCGGCCTGGGCGTCCTTGGCGACGGTCAGCGCGGCGGCCTGGTGCTTCGTGGCCCAGGTGACGGAGACTGCGGCGACGATGGCCGTCCAGGCCAGCGCCGCGACGGCGAAGAGGGCGTATTCCATGATGGCTCCTTAGCGGGATCCCCAGACGATTGCACGCCTGGTTCTGGTTGGCAATGCTACAGCCTTCTTCGCGGCGACGCGAATTATCGTGTCCTCGAAGAAAGTGAGCGCTACCGAATCCCAGCGGTCGGGCGAGTCCAGGCCGCGCCGCTTCAGGTCCTCCTTCGACTCGAGCTGGAACCGGCTCTTCGCGTCGAAGCCATACTGCAGGTTCACGGCGTGGACCTCAAGCTCGTCCTCGTCGGGGATCTCCGCGGTCTCCAGCCACTTGCGACTGCGACCCCACAGCTCCGCTCGGAGGTTGTGGTAGAGGTCCGTGTCTGACGCTGGCATTGCCACGTTCACGCGCAGCAGCGGGAAGTCCTTGACGCGGGAGAGCGCCGAGCAGAGGTCGGCGCCGATGCCGATGGCGTCGACCGCGCAGCCCGTGATTTCCTTGTGCAGCGGCCAGATGTCCAGGCAGATGCGGGAGGCTAGGTCCGGGCCGTCCAGGCCGGAGAACGCCCACTGGCCGAGGATCTTCGGGCCCTGGCGGACCGTGACCACGGACAGGTTGTCGCCGAACGCCGCGGGGTCCACGCCCATGCGCTTGGGATACTGGTACCAGGACCCCTGCGCCAGCTCGCGCTTGCGCGCCGCCTTGATGAGGTCGATGGGGATGAAGTTGCGCAGGCCGGCGCGCGGCGGCAGGCCCTTGACCCGCACCCGGACGAAGTCCGAGTCCTCGCCGTAGGTGTCGATCCACTTCTGCAGCAGCTTCTTGTTGCTGAAACGGCTATTGCGACTGTCAAGGGTATGGGGGACGAACTCGCCCTTGTCGAAGGCGTGGAAGAACTCGCCCACGGTCTGCGTGGGCTGGCCGAAGAGCAGCCAAATGATCTGCGTGTCCTTGTCGGTCAGTGCGCCCCTGGTCACCTCGTAAATGATGTTGTCGATCTCCGAGGCCTCGTCGAACAGGACGACCAGGCGCTTGCCCTGGTTGTGCAGGCCGGCGAATGCCGAGGTGTTCATCTTGGACCACGACACGGCGTCGATGCGCCACTCGCGCTTGAGCGTCAGGTCCTTGGACTTCGGGCTCAGGCTGGTGGCCTGCATGTCGAAGAGGTCCCTGGCGATGAACATCGAGAACCACTTCGACGCCTCGGCCCAGGTCTTCGTGCGCAGCTGGGTGTCCGTCACGGCCGTGACGACGCCACGAGTCCGCACTCGTGTCGTCAAAGCCCAGAGAATGAGCCACGACAGGAAGGCACTTTTGCCCACGCCATGACCTGAGCGGAAGGCGTCCTGGATCAGGCAGCCGTTGTCGCCGCCCTCCTGCAGCCTCCGGCCCATGTCGCGCAGCTCCTCGAGCTGCCAATCGTCAGGGCCTGGGTGGAACTCCAGCGGGGTGCCCGCCTCGCCCCACGGAAACGCCCAGAGGACGAATCCCTCGGGGTCGTTCTCGAAGGAGACGAGGTCCTCGAGCAGCTGGTCCGAGAGCCTCTGGCGATCGTGTAGGCGCTGGATGCCGACCGGGAGCTGCCCGGTGGCCTCGAGCGACCCCTTGCTCACACGCCGGACTGAACGGCGCCCTGCGGCTTGGCGAGCCGGCGCGGGCCGGGCTTCTTGCTCGAGGGCGAGCCTTTGGGCGCGTTGTCGATGCTGCCCGGCTTGCTGCCCGTGGTGGCCTCGAAGAAGCCCTTGCTGTCCTTGCTGGACAGCGGGTAGCAGGGGTCCGACAGGCTGGTCTCGGGCATGCTGCGCGCCGCCGCGGCGTTGCGCAGGTCCTTGGCCGTCTTGAGCTGGGACAGGGCGGGATCGCCGGCCTGGTTGATGGGGTTGTCGCCCATCTTGTTGGCGACGTCGATCGCGCGGTCGGTGCCGGTGCGGCGGGCGGCGCCGACGCTTTGACCAATACCAGTCATGAGCGAGCGCGTGGTGAGGTGATCGTGGAGTCTCGTACCCCCGATGTCCTTCTTGGCGTAGTCGATTTCAGCTCTCCTCAGCCCCGCGGGGCGTTAGGTGCTTCCAGCTTCGGCCCTCGTGAATCGCCTGGATAGCGTACTTGGAGCAGCCGAACATTGCGGCCAGTCTACGCTGGGAATGCCCGATCTTCAACAGGCCCCGGATCTCCTGCACCTGGATCCCGTCTGGATTACAGTCAAGTGACGGCGCGTGGAACCCCACATGCTGCAGCGACGGCTCTTTCACGCCGGCCCCAGCATCAATCGCTTCATGGTTGTCTCGCTTTCGTGGTGGTGAAGAACAGGACCGCTTTTGCCGCTTGAAGGCCGGCCCAGGTCAGGTAGCCGGCGATGATGACAACGCCAGGCCATCCGACCAGCTGGGCCAGGCTGTGCTGGATTGCGTAGCGTAGCGCCTCGGCGGTGTCAGGCGCAAGGATAGGGAGCCACAGGACGATGCACACCTGCGACAGGGCGACCGCGGCGAAGGCTT